ATTACGTGAGTTACCTATTCCTTATTGGGAATATGGTTTAAAGAATTTTTCAAAAGTTCATTTGACTTATGTTGGTTTAAATGGCGGTTCGACTAATGAGCAGGTTGAACCTCTAACTATTAATGATGCTCAAAGGGCTATAATAAACGCTATTTTAGCTATTCCAGATCCAAGGCAGACTATTATAAATACTTATGAGTCTGCTCGAAGAAATGGATTATATTATTCCCTACCATGTGGTTGCACATTAGATATAGATTTAGATGACGAAATGTCATTTATTCTTTATAAATTGTGTGATCACATCACTGAGCATTTTGCTCGGTCATCTTTCTATGATAGCACATTAGAACCACCTATATTTTTTATGGTTTGTGTTCTTATAGAGAGACCTTTAGATGATAATTTTATTTACAATTATCTTCCTGGAACTTTGTCTCGTCGAAACACTGCGCGTTATTTATTATCGCGTGGGTTTTTAGAAATAAGTTTTTTCAATCAAGTACAATTTGAAGCATTGCCATTTAGGATGCGACAATATGCTGTTGAGTATGAAGATTATTTGTGTAGTTACCATCTTGATGAACGTTTAACTGAAGGTTCTGAAACTGATGATTCAGAGACTGACTCTGAAGTTAACGATTTGTCAAACCTTCAAATTCAAGCTTTACCACGAAGTTATGAGGATGTAGCTAACATCGTTAAAAATTATTTTGTGAATTTAAACGATAAGGATTATTACATTTCTTTGGCAGAGGATTGTATTATTCTCATCTATTCTCTGTATTGTTCATTTAAACCACAAATCGACTATGGACGAATCATGGCAGCTATTGCTGCTTTTATGAAGTCCAGACTCCCTGGTAAAAGTTTGAGTTCACGATTTCTTGAAATTAAATTTTCTAAATTTATAGAATCAGTGACTTCTGAGTTTTTCACTCAAAGTTCTACTGCAGAAACTGTTTACATCAAAGTTAAATCTATGCGTGAATTCATTGCGAATTATAAAACTATAAAGAATTCTCAATTCTTTAAAAGAATGTACAAGATTTATTTATATTGTTTATCCCAATCTCTTTTTGAGAGTTTTGGATACACGTTTGAATCCCAAGGATACACACATTTTGAGAAAGAAGCGATTCTTAAACAAAATAGAAGTTCCGGTGATATGGTGTATGATATTATTGATACTATCATGTTCGTTTGTGAACGTGGGAGTCAAATATTATTAACAGGTTCATTTCAAACTTTATTTCACTCATCTTCTGAGTATACTAAAGTTTTTGACAATATAGC